CATCAGAACCGAGCGTATTAAACGGAGTTAAGTCTATTCTAGGACCATTACCTTCTTGATAGAAATACTAACCTGTTTGATCATCTCTCCAAAGGTTCACTCCATCTATAGATCTGTTCATCGGTATATTTTTACCTCCATCGTACCTCTTCAGCTTCCGCTTCAATTGTCGTATAGGTTCGTTGATAGCCTATTGACGTTCTGCAGCTTGACGACGTCTAATCTTCCTAAATAGCTTATGTCGTCTATAATCCTTTTGTTTCTAATATTGTCTTACTGGGCTATCCATATTACCAAGGTTTTTGAAGTGGAGTAGAACCGTTTCCCCACATTGAGTTATATACGTCTATTATGTCAGGTATAAATGTATTTCTGGGCCAAGTAGCTGTACCAGCATCTTTATTTATACTAGCCGGAACGTCTGGATTATAAACAGCTTGGCTAGGCAGTAACGGATTCACTTCTGTATATGCAGGCGGTGGATTATATCTCTACTTTTGAACAAATACTTGTTTAGTAGGATCTATTGCTTCTTTTTTAGTTATTTGAGGTTTCGCATTTATACCCCACGCACTATTCCATATTCGTTGTCTCTCTGCATTACGTTCTCTAGCACCAGTCTCATAACCTTTCTTGTTATTATCCCAGTCCATTTGTGCAGCTGCACCAGCCCAGTCTCCTTTCTTTATGGCTTTCATAAAATTAGGGGACTTACTAAATAGGTTACCTTCTCCAACATTATAAAGAATATCTTGTAATACCCACTTAGCCTATTCTGGCATTTTATCATACCCAGGAATATTCTTACGAAGCTGTGGTATAACTGTATCTACAAGATGTTCAGACATAGCTTTACGAGCTTCTGCTTTTGGTATTTTGCCAAGTTTATTCCATCTATTAGTCCATTTTTTAGCAGTAGTACCATATCCACCTGTCCAAAATTCTTCTCCTGGATTCTTATATACAGTGTCCTTAAATCCTTCATAATGGGTAATTAAATCCGTAGCATCTTTATAGGATTCTTTACCTTTCTTATATTTAGGTAGCCTGTTATCCATATTTACATCTCCAGTAAGATCATAATACGAACCGTAAGATAAAGGTGCATTCTAAGCCACCTTCTGTATAGCGTTAAAGTTATAACTTCCAGCAACATCTTTACCTTCATCATACTTATCCAACTTTAACGCCAGTGCATATTCTAATGCAGCACGTAAAGCAGGATCTTCTTTAGTCTCTTTATTTACGTCTTTACCATCATCGAACGTTACAGGTCTACCGGCTTTATAGAGCTCCTGTATAGGAGCCCCATTCTTCCACCGGTTAAATCTTTCTAAGAACTGTTTAGTATCTGCCATATATATTCCCTCCATCTATTCTATTGCCTATTATATTAGCAGCAACATTAGTAAAGAAATCGTTTATATCATCGTGGCGTACATATCTTAGTATAGTCTTAAGCATCTCATTATTCTCACGAGTAAGCTTAAGTAATTCCTGTTCTTCAGAGTATGTCATCGCTCACCTGCGACCTTATTGGCGCGCGCAGTTCTCGCTTTCAGGCGTTCGCGTTCCATTGCAGCATCGTCTTTCTACTTCTGCAGTTTCATCTCATGATCCATCTTATCGCGTTCAAGCTTAATCTTCTGATCTTCTATCTCGCGCTTCTGACGTTGCTCATACCGTTTAGTATAAGCATCCTGATCAATCTTACGTTGCTGCAATGCGGCATCAGCTATTTCCATCGGGTCTGGTATATTGTTCATATTAGCATCCTTCTCCTCAGTACCACGATAAGCAGAGATCTCTGCTACAGCAATCTTAGTAGCATTATCCTGATCGATCTGATAACGTTGCAGATCCATCTGAGCTTCCTGAAGCATGAGTTCTTGTTGCTTAGCTTCATTCTGCATTTGCTGTAACATCTGAGCTTGTTCTTGTTCAGCCTGTTGCTGTTGCTGTGCCATCTCTTCTTGACGAGTCTGCATGTCTTTAAGTTTCTGCTTAAGTACATTGAAGTTGTCATTAGTAAGAATCTCAGCTGCTTCTAAGAGGGAAGCACCATTCTGCATAGCGGGTTGTATGAGCTGTTGAAGCTTCTGTATATTCTCGAGATCTTTAGATGTATCACTTACAAATACATCCATGTCTTCGTAGTAGAACTTAGGCGTAATATCTAAGAATGCACGTTCTCCGTTATCAAACACGTATTGTAACTTCTGCTTACCTGTATCCTCCCAAGCACCTTTAGCTGTATTGAGGAGCATATTAAGCACTCTGCGTTTAACCTGGTTATGTACCCAGAATAACGGTTCTGTAATATGTGAAGATTGCACAACACTACGCTCTACATTACCTACAAGCTCTGAAGCAGATACTGCACCTTGACGCTGTTCTGTAATACCAGATATTGTACCAGCAAGCTGCTCAATCTTATCCATCAACTGTATGTATTCAGCAATGACATTAGACATTGTAAGATCCAATGCCGTAATCTGATTGAATTGTGCAGGTTTGCCACCTTCACGTCCTGGAATGTTCCAACCTTCTTCATATGGGTTAATGAAGTTTACACCCACACTAGACAGGTAGTGCATCCATCGCTCTGGAGTAATACTCATGGACTTAGGAATCTGTGTAATATCCATGTTTACAACCTTACCTTTATCACGAGCAATAGCAAGCTCTAGACGATACCACAGTACGATGTACATATACTGAAGAGGCTTAAGGATACTTACAAGAGATCTAGGTTTACTATTAGTAGCACTGTATATAGCACCGCAGTAAGGAAGCTTCTGAGAGTTAGGATTGTCTATACTTACATGCTGGTATTCAATAGGTTGTATACCGAAGTATAAATCACTACCAGCTCTGTATCCTTCCCACACTTCTACTATCCATCCAGTCTCCATTTCTATTTCTGTGCCGACTGGTTGATAGTTTTCACTTACAATGTCAACCTGAGGTACACCTTGCTCATCCAGTGTAGTTACGTAGTATATCTTCTTGAATGACTTCCAACACACGTGCCACACATTTATACAATGTTTAGCAGCACCTTCAAACTCTGGGTTATCATAGAAACGTAATTGAATACCTCTATCTACAGGATCATGCTCGCCTAAGTTACGTGCAGGTACGGCATTGATCAGTTCTTCGAGTTTATTAAGATCCTTCTCTGTAAGTTTATCGAAGTATCTATCATATATCTCTGTAATTGGCATACGCATCTTTCTGCAGCACCAAGCGCCATCTTCAATGAACTCTAGATCAGGGCTCTAGTCGTAAGAGAAGTACATAGGGTTAATACGCTCCATGTATGGTTCCGCATTAAGTACACCTACGTAATATATCTCTCTACCGCTTATAAGAGCATCTTTCCAACCTTTAATAAACTCATTGTCTATATTAAGTTTCTCTCTAAGGTATGTGAGAGTATGGTATGCGGTATTCTCTATAATGTCTTTATACTCCTTATCCATATACTTAGCTATAGACTCAGGAGGCATTATCTCGCCGCTTTGTAATTGTTGCTGATACTGTTGCTGCTCTTCTGGACCCATGTTGCCCATAATTTCAGCCTCAACGTATTGTAACAGCATTTCTTTTTCGTGTTCCTGCATTTCTGAAGTAGCTTCTTGTGACGTACGAACTACTCTAAAGTTCATAGGACGTTTTGTTTCTTCACCTATAAGAAGGTCTACTTTAGGTCTAATTATATTAAAGTCTTGAGGAGTAGCAGGAAAACCATCATTGACTTTAAATGGGTTTGTGATCTTTTTAAAATCAGCTTCGTTGAATATACTATTATAAAGATCATAGTAGGTCTATAGCTCCCCGTAGTAATGATTACTTTCTCCTCCAGATGTAATATTACCTTCACCTATTATATAGTTTACACAGTCCTCTTGCCACTTCTTGGTCTTTTTGCTCAAAGGAAGTTTTTGTTGTGGAAAACTTGTGTTATATACGTTTTCATTCATATTTAAAATGTAAATGTAGGTATACCATCTTCTATGTACTCATTATCAGCAGCCCAGTATTGATTGCTGAACAGGGGCATCTCGAAGAGTTCAACCTGTTTGTTCTATTCTTTTGCAGCGGATACCTTTACTTGATATAGCTCCTCTCTATATATCATAACCATACACAAGGCTATAAGACGGTCAACGTTTTTTACACCGTCATTCTCTATAAGCTCTTCTATCAAAGGTTCGCTGTATACTCTTTCTACATTAGGGTGTCCTGGTTCGTATTCTTCTAATAACCATTCTAGTATTAGACCCTCTCCATATGCCCTAATCTATTTTGTCATATGGCAGCCTTTTCGGCGCTGCACTCTACTGTCTTTAAAGACTTCCGTAATTATTTTATCTGGCTAATCAGCTAAGAGGTAATCGCAGTGTTTATTCGTGAAGTACGGATATATACCTTTACGTTCATTCTCAAATAATAGACGCGCATTATAGAAAGTAAGTAGTTTACGTACATTCTCATAATATTCTTCTGCGGTATCTGGTCTACCTGAATACTCTGCCACTATAACATCGTTCCAAGCTTCTCCAGCTTTTACGCGCTTAAATATAAATGTAGAACCTAAAGAGTTTGTAAAAGACTCATCGTGGTCATAAGGGTCGCATCCCCCGATATACAATCCAAATGGCGGGTCGTTTATCGGATACTCCCATATTACAACACTACCTTCTGGTTTATCGTCACGTTTTAAATGATACGTTGTTATATCACCACTCTTCTTTTCTGTAGCCTTAACTCCTCCGTTGCCGTCCCACTCAAGATCAACTATATGCTTCATGTTCTAGAGCTTCTTATTGGTCCTTATACGAGTAAGCTGATCCATAAGTAGTTTACGTGGGAATATGTTTTTACCAAGTTCAAGTACGGCTTCTTGAGGTTTTAATGGACGTTCAGAGATAAATCTATCAATAGACTGCTGCGTAGCTCCACCTTCACGAATAGTATTACGTTGCTTAACCAGTTCTTCTACAGCACGTTCTTTAAAGCTATTACCATCCTTATCCATGAAATCGTCACTCATGTTGCTCCACGACGGAACGAAGAATCCACATTCAGTACCCTCTTGTCCATCATCCCATATATTAGGGAAGCTGAGGACATTGAATGCCTTTGGATTGTAGAATAAGTTCTTAAGGCCATCAAACGAACCACCTTCAGTACCACCCGTACCAAATGCTATTAGAAGACCGAAAGCTACACCATCGTCAGTTTCTACAGCAGGTTGTTCAATACGCCATGCTGTTTCTAAGTTAGGGAATTTACCACCCTCTTCAAATAGTACAAGCTTACCACGAGTACCACGAAGACGTTCAGGGTCATTCTTCAGAGTAATACCTGTAATACTAGATAAGTAACCTTGCTCTGTCTGTTTACCAAACTCGTCGGTTATCTTAAAACCAGATACACGTTCCATACGAGTTGATGTAAGACGTTGTTTAGACCAAGCTGTATTCTTATCTATGAAGTCCATGATCTGCCATGCTTTGGTTAGCAGACCATCACCTATTAAGAACTTCTGTTCCGAAGCTACAGCAAAGTTCTTAGATCCCGGTATAAGCTCATAATTACGTACTAGCATTGAAGCTCCTTTAAAGCTATAACCACGTTGACGACATTTTAATACCGCCATATGTTTACCTTGATTTTCAGCTTCCTCTATAGCATTAAAGTAGTAATAATCGTAATCCCAGAACTTAGGGAAATCTAAGACACGTTCTCTTCGTGTACGCTTATTGCCGTATCTATCTGTATATTCAACTTCACTAAGAAGCATAATGGGACTATAATTTAAGTAGAAATAATGATAACCTGTTATAGCATCTCCATCAGGTGCTACGTATCCATTTATACATCTATCTGTTTCTTCGTCCCAATATTTAATATAATCCGTAGTACCTCTAGGAGCAGTTGTGTATGTACCATACTTTTGAAAGTGTATAGCTGCTTGCCTAAATTTATCAACGTTATATACCTTCTTATTGAAATCAACCATACTTTATCTCCTTATTAATCTTAGCAGTTTATACATTCTCTATACTATATAGCCTATCATATACGCTGCCGTTTCTCCATGTTCCTCAATTCCGTAATAATCGCATATGTGAGACTATACGTGCTTAGCTTCATGAACAACAGTGTTCACAAGCTGTTCTGCAGATGTAGTATCACTTATACAAACGAAACTGGTCTTTTGTTGTGTGTTTGTAAATGTCATGCCAGTATTTAACCGGCGAGTCAATATTCGTAATGCCTTATCTATATCTTGCTCGGGACACCCGAGTTCTATAAGCATATCTTCTATATCTTGTTCGGCATTACTGTTTACACCATAATATATTATAATATGCCACCCGTTGTGCCCGAGTTCAATATATTGTGTAATCATTAGATCATTTCTTCCCAGTCGATAACAATACCCTTACGACTCATATCAGCGTACCAACGGTTGAAGACTATTCCGTCGTAACCATCAATATCGTCTATAACATCTTTAATATACTTGGCTAATTGACTTTCATTGGTTATACTCGAACCAAGAAAATCTGCTTTGCACATATTAGCTACGTATACATAGTCATATAGTTGATTATTATCTAACTTGATATTATTTACTCTAATAATGTTATCAACCTATTCTTTGGTATATGGTTGAAGCGGGAATTCAGCACCTGCACGTCTAACTGTCATCTTACTTACAGCGAACTCCAACAGCTTCTTACTGAAGTGCGGTCCATTGTATCTAAGGTAGTTAATTAGACCTTCAGGCTTAATATCGTATTGTGTTAAATCAGTCTTCGGTAGATTCATTGTTTTGTTCCTCCATGTTACGTAACTTACGTTTAGGAGCATCTACTTCAGTATAATACTAGATTTTATCTTCGATCGGAGAGGGCAGTAACTCACCGTTGCTATCGATAATTATGTTTCCGAGAATCAATTCACTGCCGAGTGTTTGAGGATTCTTAATTTCATTGAATCCATCAAATATTCTTTGAAATACCTTGCCTTCTGCGGCAATATAATGTTTTGGATTATTAACGTCTTGTGTCATAACCGAACTGTTTAATATTGTTTATCTATATTATATTAAGTAATTAGGTTGTGAATTATTTTTACAAAAAATAATTAAAAATCAATTAAAGAATCAAAAAGCTACGAAAGCTAAAACTGAGTCGTCGTAGCCCTTATAGTCGTAGTCAGCGTAGCCAAAGCCGCTGGCCAAGCTGGCGCGGACGCGCCACGCGCGATCCTGAGTATACTCAGACGAGCTCCAAAACTAGTGATCGTATAATGAATCTGCTCCTACAGCTTGTCTGGTAGCATTTATTTCTTTAAATCTTGCAATCAAATATCCCAATTCTGCAATAGAAGGCAAATACCAATTACCTTGAGAAAATGCTCCATCAAAGTAATCCGAAGCGACATTATAGTTTAAACAACTAAATGCTGCAGGATACATATTGGCATTATTATATGCATTAGTTATAGTATCTCCTATATTCCAAGTAGTTTTATTTTTAATAGCTTGAGTCAATGCTTTTCCATCACGATGTATCAATATTTGACCAGCAGTATCCCAAAGCGTATTTTGTGTTCCATCTGTATTATACGGAGACGGAATACGCCCATCTAACTGAGAATCCCAATTATAATATGTACCAAGATCGTCTGTGTTTTCAAAGAATGTAATTTTCGTATCTGTAGTTGCAAAATTAGAATAATCTGCAAGAGATACGGTTGTTGTACCCTGCACGTATGTTACAATTTTGTCAGATAATGTGGAAGCATCTACAACTGCTTGATTATAACCCCAATACATATTCACAGCGGAATCAGCTCCATCTGCACTGTTATAATCCATATACTTAACGGAAGCAATGCGTACTGTTCCATCTGTTGTATGCGATGCAGGAACTACTACTATTCCAATTGGACCAACTGCGTCCATAGCTGTATTTTCTAATAATTTATATTTTTCTGCTTCCAATGGATCTACAAATGTGACAATATATTCATCGTTTTCGTCGTACATACCTATCACCAAATCCCCAGGATTTGCAAGAGTCTTATCTGTAGTAGCAGCATGTTTTGGTTTATTAGATGAATCGGAGCTGGAACCAGAACTCGATTGATTATCAATTGCTTCTTGTACTGTCTCCGATATTTTATCCATCGTAGAATTGGCATCGAGAATATCACCAGGCAAAAAACTGCCTGCGTTACTTGTATACAGGTTTGGAGTAATAAGTCTACCTGTAATATCTACTGTTGTTGTATTTTGTAATTTACTCTTTTTCATAATCATTAAAAAGCATTTTGGGTGGCCATATTTCAGGCCACCTTCCATGCATCAATAACTATACCTACCGCTTCTGCGCATACGCATACTACGCATGTTACCGCGCATGCTACGCATCCGCATTCCACTGTGCATACCAGAACGACGACGATAATTCACGTCAATGTCGTTACCTTCTACTACAGCGTCATATTTATCACCGTTAGGTTCTTCACTTTCCATAGGCTCTTCTTCATCGGGAGCTTGCTCGTACATATCGCACAACAGATCCTCAATGACACACATAGCCTTCTTAGACATCTTTAAGCCTTCTTTAGCTTCATCAAGCTTGTCCAAGGCTTCGTTCAACACTGATTCTCTAAACTCGTATATAACCATAGTATTAAATTTGAGATGCTCCAGCCTTAGTCAAGAGGTCCAACATCTTTTTGACATCTTCTTTTAAAGAACCTACTTCACTTTTAAGGCTTTCTATAGTATCATCCCTTTCTTGCTACTTGGCGTAATCCGGGTCTATTTGCTTTAGCATTTCCTCGCAAGCCTCTATAACATTGCGATGGTAGTCGATACTCTCTAAAGCAGTCTTGCTTGTCCGCAGCATCGCGTTGACTTCTTGGACCATAGCCTCCCTGCTTTCGCTTATAACTAAACTACCATAACTGTGTACAGAGAGATTGCTAGGTATACCAATGAAGTCTTTCTTATCATTATCTATTTTAACAGCAATATCAACTACTGTAGTGCCAAAACCAGAACCAGGCATAAATCGAGGCTGTGTAACGCCTTCGACTTGACCTATTTTTATATTAGGGTTCTCTCCTTTGTCCAGTATATAAATGAGAGCCCCTTGACGTAAAGCTGAAAACATAAGTTAATATTTAATGTTAAAATTATGCTGCAGGCGTGGTTGTTGAACCAGAAGTAGCCTGACTGGTGCGATTAGCCCAATAACTTGCGATAAAGTCTGCACCTGCGTTAGCGAGCAACGTAGGAACGGCAGTATAAACATTATTAGGTAAAGTAATAGTAGCAGGTTGACAACGCTTTATGCTCTCAACGTCATTCGACAGATTAGCGAGCTGACCGAGGATAGGAGCAACGGCTTGCTGCAGAGCACCTGTAGTGAAGTTCTGCGATTCGAGCTGAGCAATCTTAGCGGTAAGAGCTGTGATCTCACGATCCTTACGGCTATCCTCTATTGCATCAATCTTATTGAGGATTGAAAGCGTATTTGCATTTGCGCCATTCTGCAGAGTATTAGTCTGCTGACAAATAGCGAGCTGATCAGCTGCGGCATTCTGAGCGAGTTGCTGGCGCATATCGCAGCAGCACTGACACAGTTGATTACCAAGAGCAGTATTACCACTCTGGATTGCATTTACCACCTGCAGCGTAGAGAGACCTTGCTGGTTGGCGATATTACACAGACTACTGCTAATAGTCTGTATTGCACTGTTAACCTGATTGAAATCCTGATTCAGGGTAGTAGCGAGCTGGCTGACAGCAAGACGGTTCATCTCACCGTTGGTTGTAATAGCCTGCATGATCAGGTCACGACCATTGTCATTATTGATCATATTACCGAGGTAAGCAGTACCAGCGCCATTTCCGCCGCCAAAACCACCATTGCCTCCAAAGAAGCCATTATTACCGAGTAAGATACCGAGGATAAAACCTAAGATACCACCGCCCCAGCCACCGAGACCGAAGCCACCATTGTTGTTATACCCATTCTCAGGGAACATGAAAACTTTACTATCCGACATATAGTTAAATGTTTTTAAGTTAAAAAATTAAGTTAATTACATTTCGTAGAGACCAATGACGCCGCCGCCTTTGACTCTACCCGTTTCTATCTGTTCGGCCTTAGCTTGTTTCATAGCGATATCAAGGGACTTGACAATGTTACCAACATCCTTCAATATTCGAGTTACTTTGATAGCCGTATCAATGTCCATTGATCCTCTAGAATAATCATTTAAAGCATTAATAAGGCCTTCAGCTGCAGTTTGAGACGCACTCAATAAACGAGTACCTGGTGTCTCTTGGAACTCTATAAACCGTCTAGCGAGTTCCTGTACCCCTGCAGATGGCACATAGTCCGCGTCTTCAAAGACGTCTTTTGCTACCCGCTGAGCTCTCTCTGACTCAGGGTATGCGGTATAAGGGGTATTCCACTTATACATCCATACAATATACTCAATCTCCTTAAGCGCTAAGGACTTGTCCTCCGCATCATTATAATGCTGTTTAAATGGAGGTATAGCCAAGTCCTCAGTACTTAGAGATATTTTGTTTCCTTTTATATCACACATAGGTTAAATTAA